ATGTGAAGTATTTATAAGCAAAATACGTTCCACCACTCATGGAAGCTACCATTACAAATGAGATGATACTTAAAACATTAGCGATTTTTTGAAACATGAAAGAAGCCTTTGCGAAAGCATTAGTACCTGTGACTATTATAACTTTCTGTGGAATCTGTGCATTAGCACCACTTTATGTTGGACTCTCTGTTTTATCTACCAAGGTACACCAGAAGTTACAGTAGGAGTTTTTGATTCTGTTATCTGCGTAGCAATACCTGTCTCAATAGCTGTTACTTCATCAGAACCTAATGCAGCTTTTGCCCATGAGATAGCGTTATCTTTTGTAATATCCGCATAAGCAGTAAACGATCCAGGGTCAGCGTCAGCAAGAGCTATAGCCCCATAAGCGTAGCCTTTATGTGTTACCGCAGAATCTCCACTTCCTACGGTTTCAGAATCACTTGCTGTCCAGTGAACAGTTGTAACGACATCAGACAAAGAACCTACAGTTTTTGTTATATCTAAATTAACAATATCCCAAGTAACAGCCATAACAGTAAGTTTTTATTTTATTTTACTTAGATTCTACAGTTTCTTCAACTTCAATAAGTTTTTCTAACTGTTTTAATGCTCCTTGATCTTCAATTATCGGTTGCATTAGTTGATTTTTTTCTCCATTTTTTTGTTGTATTTCTCTTTCTAACATCTGTAATTTTGCCATATTCAAATCAAGACGAGTTTTTGTCTCATCATAAAGTTCTTTTGCAGTTGCCATAAAATTAATTAGAATTATCCAATTATACTAGGCAGCTTCAAGTGCTTCAACCTTTGTTACTAATTCTTGTACAGCAGCGACCAGTAAAGGTACAAGTTTACTTTGATCTATCTCTTGATAAACTGGATCGCCAACTTTAACAGCATCTCCTCTTGTTACATCAGCAGCATCAGCTACTTTATCTTTTGTGCCACTTATTGCTTCTGGAACTACACTACTCACTTCATGTGCAAAAAATCCATCTACAGGTGTATTTGTTTCATCACTAATCCAATTAAATTTATATGGCTTTAAACTTTTAATTCTTGTAATACCATCAGATATTGCACTAGCATTTTCTTTTAATCTATAGTCTGAACTTGTATTATATTGTGTAGCACTACCGCTAGATTTAATTGTTCCAACTTGAGTATTTCCTGTTCTAAATCCTATTCTTGAAGTAAAAGAACTAGTGCCACTTGAATCATTTATAGATAATGGTTGGAAATTGCCTGCATGAACTTTAAGACAAACCATTGCAAATGTTTCAACAGTAGTTCCTATCAATGTTCTTATAAAGTCATTTGAACCATCATTCCCTGCTCGAAGTGTTAAAACTGTAGTGTTATTAGTTCCTAAAGTTAAATCTCCACTTTCTTTGTTAAAAATACCTGCTGCGGATCCAGATTCAAATATCTGCAAACCTTCATCCTCTCCCTCTCCAGATGTACTATTAGTTAACTGTAAAGAAGATGTAGCAGAACCACCGTGTATTTTCATAGTTCTACCAGTTGTACCACTTACATATAATGTTGGATTAGCACCACCACCACTATAAGAAGTAGCACCTATAAGCAAACTACCATTTTTATCCAATCTCATTTTTTCAGCGGGTGCTGATGCATTATCTGGCTTAGTACCAAATCCTAATGCACCTGCATTTGATGAATCTTGCCTTATTCCTTCTATAAATCCATATCTAAATCTATTTGTTCCTTCTGTCGAACCAGTACCATGATGAAATTCAACTCTCATTGACCCTGTAGCAGGGGTGTTAGAGTTCCTTAGAATAAATTTACAATCAGATGTAGATGTCGTTTGCGTTGATATTAATGAGTTTCCATCAAAAGTTAAATTAGCTTCACCATTTAAAGTATTAGCAGAATCAGAACCAGTAATAAGCCTATCATCTGCGTTGTTGTTTATTGTTGTACCACCAACTCCTGTTAATGCAGAGCCATCACCTGCAAAAGCGGTTGCTGTGCAAGTTCCTGTAATTGTTACTCCACCACTCGCTGTCTCTAACTTTTTACTGTTATCGAAATAAAGATCTACTGAAGAATTTTGATTACAAACAAGATAAGTTTCACTACCATCAGCAGTTTCGAGCTTGAGATCATCTGAAGATCGAATATGTAAATCTCCTGTACCAGAGTCAGTGATAAAACTACCTGATCCATCATGAAATATTTGTAAATCATCGCCATTTCCAAATTTAGCTTTGGCATTGTCTAAAAACTCAAGTGCTGAATCTGACTTATCAAACTGTACATTTGCACTATCTCCTGTAAAGGTCATATCTCCACTTAAGGTCAACCCTGTAAGAGTTCCAAGAGAAGTTACGTTTGTTTGTGCAGCAGTAGATAATGTTCCAGCAAGTGTTGTTGCTGTTACTGTTCCTGTTACTGTAAGACCTCCAGAAACAACCTCTGCTTTTGTAGAACCGCCAAGTTGTAGTTTTAAAGATCCCGTTCCAGCATCATTAATTATTGAATCGCTTCCATTATGCGAGATAGTAAGATCATCACCAGTTCCAAATACAGCCTTGGCATTGTCACGAAATTCTAATGAATCTGCTGATTTATCAAATACTATACTGGCACTTGCTCCTGTAAAAGTTACATCTTCATTAAAATTACTTGCAGCATCAACATCAACACCACCAGCAAGCGTAAATAAATTTATAAATCCATCATTTGCAGCATTTCTTAGTTTTAAAATATTATTTGTTGTATCAGCGTAGAATTGTAAAGCGTAAGTTGTTGACGGTGCAGATGATCCAGAATTATTACTTGAAATAGCTAGTAAAGCATTATTAAGGTCACTACGGAAATTTGCTCCTGTGGCATTATCAAGTACATAGTCGTGTTGTGCCATTTTCTAACTATTTTTCTTTAAGGTTATCATAATTTAAGAGCCTCGACCAAAACCTATGGCAGTATATTTGAAATTTCTATCAACATGAGAACTTCCATTTTTTATATCAATATTAAATCCTGTTCCAGTAATACTTGATAATTCAAAAAAATCTCCACTTTGCATATTTTCTATTGTAATTCCTATTGCTGGCAAGGCACTTCCAGTACTTACAGAAGTATTGGCAGCACCCGTAAAGAAACTATTGATAAATGTTACAGACGTTTGTGACGTACCAGATGCAATGACATTAATTGGAGTTTCCGTTCTCCTTTCTAAAGAAGCAGAATAACCAAGCTGTTTTATAATAATACTTTGTGCTGGGTCAGAACTTGATAACTCTGCTTTAAATTTAAAACCTCTGCCGATAAACGTACCATTAGCTAAAGTACTGAAATTAGTAAATTCTGAGCTAAGAGTGCAGTTTCCGCTAGTTGATTGACTGCTAGTTGCAGTAACAGTAAAAGTATTAGCTGTTTTCGTCTTGACTTCGTAATTACCACTTACACCACTTCCAGAGGTAAAAGTAATATCAAAAAAACTTCCAATAGCGAATCCATGACTACTTTTAGTAATAGTTATTGTTGTGCCTGATTGAGAGTAAGTAGCAGAAGATGTTGCATCAGGGTCAGAATCAGTAGTGGCTACAAGTAATTTTGCATTTGTATCAAAAGCTGTAACAGCATCTATATCTGTCCAAACATCAATTAAAGCTGTTCTCGAATCAATTAAATCATTAGGATAAAAAGATTCTGTTACAAAATTTCTAGTAAGTCTTAGTGGTTGCTTACCTCCAAGATCAAGAGTGCTTGCAAAGCTATAACTTCCTGATGATGCGATATCGCCAAGAAAATCTATCGAAGATAGCGAATCAATATTATCTGTAACTGAATCAATTTTTACTGTAGAACCTAAAACAAGTCCACTAAGAGTCGAATCAAAAAACGTATTTACTTTTGTACCAGAAAAAGGAGTTGTATCTGTATCTTCTCTATCTACAAAAACACTTAATTTTGGAAGTGGATCAGGTGTTGTTACTACAACAGATGTTTCTCCAGAACTTAATCTGCCACCATCATCTCTAAATTTAAGAATATACTCACCATCTACTGCTGGCACTAATGTCTCAGATACGTTCCCTGGTAAAGCAGGAATAATATCAACAGAATTAGTAAATGTACCCGTTCCATCTGTTAGGTTACTATGGCGAACAACTACGTTTCCACCATGCGTAACATCAATATCTGTAGCTTTATCAAAACGTAATCGTATAAATTGATCTGATACTGGCTCGACTAATAAATTTGTAACATCTTGCGGTAATGCTGTTTTACCAAGAGCTTGAAAAGTTAAAGTATTAGAAGTAGGTGATAGCTGATCTAAAATATTATATGAAAACACTTGTATTTCATAAGTACCTTTTCTACTGTTTATTATTTCAAAATCAGGTCTTGATACCTTTTCACTAATAAAATTTTCATCTTCGAATCTATAATTAACTTGATATTGAACTACACCAACTATAGGTTGCCAACTAATAATAAGTTTTGATATAGCTTGATTATTGATAGGAAATATTCTTTCTGAAACTGCCAAACCACCTGGAGGTTCTGTTAAATCAGTTAAATTAGAAGTATCACGGGTTGGTAAAGCTGTACCATCTTCAATAAATGCATATTTTCCTTCAACATAAGATAAAGCTGTAATTGAATAATTTATTCCATCTTGTTCTTCTACTGTTATTACTCTAAATAACTGAGCATCTACAGATGTGTTAGATAATATCCATGCAGTATTTACATTTGGTGTCTGTGAAAATGCTTCAGAAACAGTAATTGTTCCACCTGAGATAGATGAGACAGACTTACTTTCAAAACTTCCATCAGGTAATATCAACCCTAAAGTCGGACTTCCATCGGTAGGAAGATCAGTTGCATTAGTATCATCAACAGTAACGACAGTTGTAGAAGTAACTGCTTTTAATCTTCCGCCTCTTCTTACTCCTGCTCTTACTGGATCATTGATTTCAATAACCGCACCAGGACGCACTACTATTCCAGAATCTATTGATGTCGTAAAAGTACAGACTTCAGATTCATTATTTTCAGCGAAAAGTATTGACCTACCTAATCTTCGAGCCTGATTACGAGATGTACACGCAAATGCTTTTACTTGCTTAACAACAGTTCCTATCTTAGATTTCAAAGTGCTATCTTCTACTACCTCAAAGTCAACTTCCTGACTATCCATGTTGAAATAAGAAACAGATACAACACTATGTCTTGTCTTTAAACTACTTCCAGAATATGAAAAACCCTCTGAAGTTACATTTGATAAGTTAAATAAATAACTAGGATCTGTAGGCTTATCTTGTGTAATAGTTATTGTTCCAGCAGACCATATTGGCATACATCTCATCACACCTGCTAAATCATTTATTAAATCAAATGCTTCTCTAGGATTTTGAATATTCACATTGCAACTAAATCTAGCTTCTTGTCCTCCAGCACCATCATCTACAAGAGTATTAGCAAACTTACTAGCGTTTACAAAACTAAATAAATCAAGAGTGCTATCCGTTATGTGATCTCCAAATCCATATCTTGAGGTCGTGAGTAAGTCTAATAGCACCATCGCAGGGCACGAAGTCCATACAGCAGCACCCATTACACCATTAAAAATATAGCCGTCAGGGTACACAATGCGACCAGTAGCAGAATCGACACTTGGCGTACCAGAACTTGATGCTCCTGCTCCTGGAATCCTTACTTTTATGCCTCTAATCCTAAATTTACGAGCAGGAATAGCATTAAACTGCATTGAATCTAGCCTTATCGAACTATATGCACTATTTAGATAAGTTGAAGCATCATCAATAATCTCTCCAATACTTGACCATTGAAAACTATCTCTTAAGTTAGTATCTGTGCTATCTGCCGTAACTCTACTGACTCTAATATCGACAGGAAAAGATCCAGTGATGTCCACACGATAATCTTTTTGGTACGCATCTCCACTTCTACCTCTAATAGTGTCAGTAATAACATCAGTAAAACCGCCAGAATTATATTGAACAGAAATCTTTAATGTAACTTCAGAGCCTAATAAATCTCCATTATCAGTAGCTTTCTGTAGTTGAGGAAAAGTAACAGATACTCTTGCAGCATCAACATTTGTATTTGTTATCTGACGAGTAACAGGAGTGCTTGCGGTAACTGTGACTCCAACAGAGGTTGTTGATACACTACTTTCAATCCCAGGTATTTTTGTTTGACTAGCTGTACCGAAACGAGGAGTAAAAGTTACGTTTTGAAAATTAAAATCAGAAGTTTGTGGACTTGCAGAATTTGCTGAAGATCTTAATACTGGTGTGTTATTAAGAAAAACATCTTTTAATGCAGCATTATTATATGCCGTTGTACCTTTTGTTCTGCCTTCTTTTGATGCTGTCGCAAAACCTTCTATTTCTCCCTCTGATACAAGGTCAAGAAATGTAGCAAACTGTCTACTATGAAGAGTATCAGGTTCTCTAGTCGGTTGAGGAGGTGCAGGAGGTGGGTTGTTTCCACCGCCACCGCCACCGCCAGAACCTTTGATTGGATATTTTTCTTCAATCATGCTTGTACCTGTTCAGTATCAATACCACCACTTATTACAACACTACCAGTAAATATTTCTCCGTAAACTAAAGGAACAGGAGTTCCTGCTCTTCCTGTTTGCTGCGTTCCACCGAAACTAAATGATAATCTAGGGTCTTCTTCTGATTCAAAACTAGGAGGTTTAGGTAAAGGAAATAATAATTCACTTACACCTTGTAAAAGTAAAGCACCTCCAATACCAATCGCAGCTTTAAAACCAAATCCTGCTCCTGCTAAAGATGCTCCAAAACCTTTTCCAAAAACTAGAGGTGATCCAGGAACTAAAAATGCTCCTGCAATTAAAGCAGCACCTAATAATACTTTACCAATACCTCTACCAGCACCAGATATAACTGGAACAAAATGTATATCTGCTTTTCCTATGGGGTGACTAATTTCTGATTCGTCTATTGCATAATTTCCAATTTTTACTTGATAATATTTAGGGTTCATAAATTTATCTATCCCTTCAAAATTATTTACTAAAAAACTAATAGCATGAGCTAGAGTATCTGCTTTTACTTCAAATTCTTTATGCCCTACAAATTCTGCAAGCTCCCCATATAATTTTATTTTACGAAGCATAACGATACCTCTTTCCTGTGCATTTTAACAACCACGGAGAATATGGCTCTCTACAAGATAGTCTATCGGTTAAATGATGCAATACCTCATCTCCAAGAAAAATAGCTACATGATTTAAAGTTGAATCTAAAATACTCATCAATAAAACATCTCCAACTTGTAATTTTTCATCTGGCCTAAGTTCTCTAAAGCCTGTTCTCCAAGCATAACTTTCAAATAAAGGATCTTTCATAAACTCTTCTGGAGTAATAGTTCTTTCATAATCTTTTAACTCAATACCTCTCTCCTGCTTGTAATAATCTCTAACTAAACTCCAACAATCTGTAATACCCCATACCCATTGTCTGCCAAGTAAAGGCGCTTCATAACCTTGTGGTTCGTAATACCCCCATTTTTTTGTTTTAGGATTAACAATATACCAGGGAAGTTTACTTTGCTCACACGCAACCATATCTGCCTGACTAGCTTCTGGAGGCGTTATTGGATGACTATGAACAACGGCAGTAACTTCTCCTATATTTGTAGCCTTTACATAGTCTTCTGGGTCAAGGATAAAACATTGATGTGCTGTCATCGAAAGATTACGACAAGGATAATATCTTTCTTTACCTCTTACATTTAATAAAAGACCAACAGATTCTTTTGGATCTTCTGTTTCAGCATGATTAAGTGCAGCGTCTTTCCAATTCATGTTGCAATCGTACCAATAGAAGGAAACTCGGCTCTAGTGCATTGCCTATTGGGAGCACGAATACCAGCAAGATCAAAAACAGAAGCCAATTCAAATTGTACAACTTCTCTGTTTTCTGCTGATTTTCTATCTATTTTATAAATTTCCTGCGGAAACTCTGCTGTAGAATCTGGTGTTCCGTAAGGATTAACATTACTAGGAAAATTAACGGCATCTAAAAATTTAGCTAATGTTCTAATTCTGGTAACAGTTGCACCTGTAAGATCATTGCCAGCAGTCGTGGCATTTACAGCAGCTAATATTGCAGTAATAGTTCCTAATGCGTTACTTACAGTTAATGTAGGTCTAGGTAACATTCCTTTCCGAAAAGCAAATCCTTCGGCTTGTATTGGAAATCTTTGATAAGTATTACCAGCCCAAACTATTTCTCCATTATCTTTAAGACTACTACCTGCATGAAACCTATAAACAGTAGTAGCACCATGCAAACTATTATCTAAAGCTAAAGTAAAAAGTTCAATTATTGCTGACGGATTTGTATTTTGAAGATTGCTAACAATAGCAGAACTGCTCATGGTTCAAACACCTCTCTAAATGTTGCTTGAATTGTTGCTCTATTGTTATATGGTATAGATTTATTCCAAGTCTCGCAAACATATTGCCCAGCACCAGATAAAGTAATCGAAACATTACCACTATTGGTAGCACTGGCAGCAGCAGTGACAGTAAAGACATCTGAATCAGTAACAGAAGCAACAAGAAATGTACCATCAGTTGCAGATCCAGAAGTGTAATCAATAGTGAGTTCATCTCCTACAGCCACACCATGACTTGTGATTGTAATTGTTACTGTAGTTCCTGATTGAGAGTAAGTTCCTGTTTTGGTAAACCCTTCTCCTGGTGGGGTAAAAGTAAAGCTGGCACTATCATTTGCACGACTATCGAGGAAACCTTCAATCGTATCCGCATCTGTTTCTGATACGTTAAAAGTAAAGTTATAAACTTTAGGATTTTGATGAGCAGCAAGCCCAAATAATATTCTATGCTCATATCCGTCAGCAAAACGGATTGTTCTAGTATTTGGTGCGGATCTTTTTTGCTGTCCGTAAGTTGGTGTGATTGATGGAAAAGTAGCCATTATGCAAGTAAACCTCCAGGTCTTTTCTGTTTAATTAATTCTGTCTCTATAGCTGCTGATAATGCAACCCCTAAGGCTCTACCTTCTTCTTCATCTCCCTCTACATTAGAACCAGAAGCGTCTACATTAACAACAACATTTGTAGATCCTCCACCCATTTCGTGATTAGGAGTAACTCTTCCTGTAACTCCTGGAGTAAATAATTCTGGGCCACGTTCTCCAACAATATATGATTTATTAGGTTTAGTAACACCACCATTTGCAAAGAATCCACCAATTCCAGGAATTGCTCGAAGTAAAGAAGTCGCACCAAAATCTACTAGTTGTCTGCGAATAGATCCGAAAACACTACGAGCTACATCACCTAAACTCAAAGTTCCTGTTATTGCACCATCTATTGCATCAACAACACCTGATTGAATTGTATTCGCAATTCCTTGATATAAGGTATTTACACGTTCAAGTTCTTGCTGTAAACGTAAAGCATTTTCAAATTGTTTTCTTTCTTCTTTATTTATTTCTTTATCAAATTCAAGAGCTTTTCTATCAAACTCTCTAAGTTTTTGTTGGATTTCAGCTTCTCTTGTTCCAAAAGTAAGAGATTCAGTTAAGAAAAGATTTTTATTTTCTACAGATTTTGTTATTTCATCATACTGTTTTCTTCTAAGTTTATCTAATTCTAAATTTTCTTTATTAATTTCTAGTTCTTTCATACGAGCAACAATTTGATCGTCAATGCCTCTTTTCTGATTTCTATTTGCTCTTTCTCTTTTCTCTAATAAATCTTTGATTTTTTGATCATCACTTTCTTCTGCTTGTCCTAATAATTGTGCTCTTTTAAAACCAGTAACTTTTCCACCAGTTTCACCTGTCAGAAGTTTTGCAGCTTCAGCACTTACTTTTGTTATAAATCTAGAAATTGCATTTCCAAGATCTTGAGTTTGATCTGCAAAGGCTTGTAAGGCTTGAACACCATCTTTCCCAACTAATTCTTCCATTTTTTGCATAGTTAAATTAAAAGCAGCTTGTTTACCCTCTGACTTTTCTACTAATTTTAAATACTCTAAAGTAGGAGTTCCTGCTAACCCAACTGCATTGCCAAGAGCTTCAACATCAAACGAGAAAAAAGTAGCTGCTTTTCCTAATGCTTCTAATTTTTCTTTTGCTGTAGTAAGTTGTTGAAGAACAGCAGTAGCAACAAGACCTCCTGCAAAACCCCCCATCTTGCCACCTAATTTAGTTCCTGCAAAACCACCAGCAAAACCAGCAGCACCTCCAAGTATTCCTTGTCCAAATAACAACGGAAACGCACCAGAGATGAGTCCACTTGATAACGCTGCACCAGTTCCTTTTGGATTACCCATAGGGAAAGGATTCCTGCCACGGCCTCCTCCTCCTCCCCCTAATCTTCTAGTAATGGCTATATTTTGTTTTTTCGCTTTAGTATTTTCAAGTATTGCAACTGTGTCAAGATCAGTTTGACGAGTTAACCTTAAAGTAGCTGCTACTGCTGCTTTTTGTCTTTTTGAACCAATAGTTAAACTATTTGAATATTCTTGTAAAGCATCTATAGCAGCAAGTTGTTGATTTCTTGTTTTCCCGAAAACCCCTCCAGATTTATTAACTGTTTTGACAAGATTTTCCATGTCTTGTCTGTATTTTTTTAAATCATTACGAGCACCTTTTCCTCCTGCACCCCCTGCATTTCGAGGATTCATTATGTCTATCTGACGAATATTATCTACACTTTTTGTTAATTGTTTTACTTTTGCATTTAATCTATCAAGACCAGATTGTCCTTTTACTCTTAAATTTATATTTACACCGTAATCGGCCACGATAAAACCAAAACTTTATCTTAGTGTACCGCTTTTAGCGTTTTCTTGCTCGTGATTTATTCTTTGCATCTTCATAGGCTTTATCTTCATATTCTTTCTTTAATTCATAATAAGCGACCCAATTAATATACTCTTCTTGCGTAATCTTACTAGTAAGTTCTTTGATTGTCATTTTTAACTCTGAAGCTAAGAAAAACATAAAAAACCAATCGTTTCTAACTTTTTAAAGCTGCTTTCGCTTCCTCCAACTTATATTCAGATCCAGAGTTTATCATCGCAAGTTGAATATCCTGCAAAGTGGTTGCATTTACTTCTCTTCGTAAAGATGCTTTATGACCATCTTGAAATAATCTTTTACCATCTTTATCTAATGCCTTTGTAATCATAAGATTTAAAGCAAAATCATCATTAGTTCCTGAATCTCCAGATTTTGCAACAATCATTTCTCTTTCTGCAATAGTTAGTGGATTCCAGTAAATCTCTAAAACCGTTATATCTCCTTCTTTTAATTCATACATATATTTTTGGCTTACACCAAATTTGTTTTTAAGCAGTTCAATCGCTTCCATAAATTTATTAGATTGCTATTCTATTA